AAAATAATTCCCTAAGGAGTTAATTCTCCTTAGGGTATTTTCTATTTCCTTGACTTACTTATAATAGATATTTTTAGAATAGGAGATGAGTCAATATGGGTGAAGCACTTATCACTGACAGTCAACTTATGAGCTGTCTATTAGCTCATGGTATTAATTATAGAGATTACAATTACAAATCCTCTATGGAGAAAGACATTAATACAGAAGAATTTAAAGAAAAGAAACCTTTTATTGTAAAACATAAAAAGTTTTATAATAATCCTTTCTTATGGGCTGAGGTATTAGATAAAGGGTTAGATAGTGTAATCAATTCTTTAATTCTAATTCATTCTTCTTCTTTAGATGAAGATGTATTATCTGCGGTTATTCAATCTCCAAAAGCAAAGAAATCTGTAGTCAAGAAGGTAATGACTGTAGTATATGATAATTATAAAACAATTAATAGATCTTTCCGTATAGAAGATATTATGATGGATGCTATTTATTGTAAAAACTTAGATGGTTTAAAAATGCTTGTAGAATTTGCTAATGAGTATAATATCAAACCATTATATGAAAACTTTGGTAATATCGGAGATGAATTAGGGTTTAATGAAGCTGCTAAGCTAGATTTAGAGATTGTAAAATATTTGCACTCCCTAGGAGCTAAAGTAGATTGCTATAACAATTGGCCTTATTATAATGCATTGAAACATGGTCAATTTGTTATTGCTAAATATCTTTTAGATAATGGAGCAGATCCTAAGCAAAGAGAATCTATTGCTAAGATGGCAATCAAACATTCCTTTATCGGATCAGAAGATTTTACTGAAGAAAATAAACTAGCATTCCCTTATTTTAAATCTCTCTATAATATTGGAGAAGAAAGTAGTGAAAATTAATGGCTAAACTTCCTTATTTCTGCAAGCAAGAGAAAGAATCTATTTTATTCTCAGCTAAGGGTAAAGAAATGGTAGCTTATATACCAGAGAAGTATTTCGATAGAAATATTGCAGAACAAGAAGGTGATTATATCAATATTATGGGTATTTTCAACTATACTGTTCAAGATATCGAAACTGGTAAAAATGATGGGTTAAGAATGTTTAAATTCCCATCTATGTTTGCTACTAGACCTTATGAAGTTACTAAGGTTAAGAAACTTAAACTTACTGCGAATAGTGATCCAGAAGATTATAGAGTATTTAGATATAGAGATGATGATCAAATCATTGTATCTACAAAAGTTATCAAATTCGTTGGTAATTGCGAAAAGATGCTTAATCTATTCTTTATGCTTGGTTACATTATCAATACTATTCCATATCAAGATATTCAGGACTTGGTTATCGACAATATGGCAATCAATGGTTTCTCTTATGGGATTAATAACCAAATGTTTGGCTTTGCTATTTCTGAAACTTGTAGAGCTAAAGATGACGAAACTATTCCATTCAGATTGTCTGGTTCTAAAGATATGAATGCATATAAGTCCATGTCGCTCCGTAATGTATCTAGACTTATCTCTCCATATACAGCTTTGATCTCTGAAGACTTTGATGAGTCTGTATTAGCTGCTATGCTTAATGAAAATCCTAAAGAAACACCTTTGGAAGAGATCTTAGTAGGGGAGAACTAGCAATCAAGCTAGAAGGCTCTAGTATAACATTATATTAAATCTGGGGGCCATTTTTTGCTATGTGTCCTAGTCATTATAGTGAAATATGATAATCCTTAGGTTCTATATATATAGAATCACTAATAATCATTGATTGTAATGATTTCAAATTATTAGTTTTTCGAAAAATTAATAACTTTTTTATTTAATGAAAAAGGAGGAACTCGATATGCCAGCTCCTGGTGTAACTACCATCATCGACGATCAGTCTGATATTCGATCTCTTACGAGCATTACAGAAGACACTACTGACCGTCCGATATTCATGGTCGCAAGTTCTGCTGATAAAGGTCCTGAAGAATGGAAACATAAAGTTTTCGGTAATGAATTTTTTGATTTATACGGTAAAACTCCTTCTTACTCCAAACATGGTCAACCTTTAATCCAAGCTGCAAATATTATCAATGCTGGTGGCTACGTTACTTTCAAACGTATTGTTGCTACTGATGCTACTCTTGCAAATATTGGTGTAGTTGCAGAAGTTAAGAACGAAAAGAAACAAAAAACAAATGACAATGGCCTTCCATTGTTCACTAACCCTACAACTAACAGACTTACAACAGATGCTAATACTAATGGTATTCCTAATATCCCAGTATTGGAAAACTTCGTTAAAATCACTTATCGTTTGAAATCCGTTGCTTCTGATGGCAATGATGTTAAAAAATTCGGTAAGATCTTGAAAAATGATTTCGGTCATAAACATGAAATCGGTGAAGATGACGAATATGTATTGTTCTTGTTAGCTGATAATGGTCGTGGTGCTTCTAATAAATCTTTCCGTATTTATTCTGACACTACTAGTTCCCATCCAGTTTCCTATGTGCGCTATTTCATCGACATTATCGAAAATGGTATTACATTAGAAACTATCTCCTTCACAATGAACCCAGACGTTGTTGAAAAAGATAAAAATATGGCATTGTCTAATGCAATCCGTATGCAATCTCGTCAACTTCGTGCATTGTTCTTCGATGATGAATATGATGCATTCGTAAACAACGTAGGTTACTTAATTGGCGATGATGACTTCAAAATGGCTGACGTATTGTTCGGTACAGACTTGAATGGTCGTGATTACAATAACCTTGCTGTAGACGTTTCTGATGGTGTAAACCTTTCTAACGTAATGGGTATCAGATTGCAAAATGGTTCTAATGGTTCCTTTGGCGATCGTCCTATTAAAGCTAAAGAATATGAAGCAGAATTGATCAAAGCTTTCGACGGTTCTTTCTCTGATGATATCTATGACTTAGATAACAACCGTATTGACTGTATTTTCGATGCTAACTATCCAAAACCAGTTAAACGTGCTATTGAACAATTAGCTGCATTCCGTGAAGACTTTGTATACTTCCGTGATATGGGTCTAAACATCAACTCCATTGAAGAACTTCGTATTAAAGATTATGAAAACGCTAAGAATCGTTATTGTGCAACATACATGAACTCTTACGAAATTTATGATCCTTATACTAAGAAACAAATTCCTGTTACAGTTACTTATGACTTAACTCGTCTATTTGTTAAACACTTCATCAATGGTCGTAACCGTCCATTCTGTGGTCAAAAATATGAAATCATTATCCCTAATGATACATATGTTGAAGGCACATTGAACTTTGCTCCTAAACATACTCCATACGTTAACCAATTCAAAGAATTAGATGATCTTCGTATCAACTACTTATCTTTCTATAACGGTGATGTATTGACTATGAACTCTGAGTATACTTCTCAAACAAGATATACTCAATTATCTTGGATCAATAACGTTCTAGCCGTTCAACAAGTAATCAAAGCTATTCGTGAACTTTGTCCTAAGATCCGTTATAGCTTCCTTGATGGTGATGACTTGACTAAGTATAAGAAAGACGTAAACGACTTGATCGTTAACCGTTATTCTAACTTGTTCTCTTCCTTCGAAATCGAATACGTATCCAATGCATTGTATAATTCCAATAAAATTATCTATGCTTGCTTATACGTTAAATTCCGTAATTTCGTTCAAACAGAGATCTTCAAGATTATTGCGTTGGATTAATAGGAGGGTAATAAATAATGTCTAAAGAAACCGTAAGCAATATTTTTGACAGTACCCTCGACCCTCGCGATGTAACCAAATATACATTGATGCGTGGTGTAACAGACTTCACAAATCTTCAACAATTTGATTTGTACGAAACTGGGTACTCCTTCTTGATCTGTCTTGATATTCCTAAATTCTTGACAGCTCTTAGAAGTCGTAATAATACATACGATACTTTGATTCGTAACTACCGTCATATCTTAGAATATGAATTCCGTGGTGCTCAAGGTATTGAAGATATCGGTGCAGAAACTAACCAATTAACAAACGGTATCACTGATCTCAATATTATTACAAAAACTACTGAACAAGGTGGTACTTCCTTCAGCATGAACTATTACGAACGTTCTGGTTCTTTGATTACTAAGGTTAACGAATTATTCATTCGTGGTGTAAAAGACCCTCGTACTCAATTCAAACGTTACAATGGTTTGCTTAAATATCCTGAATATACAGGTAAAGACAATGCTGGTCTTACTAAAGGTTACCAATCTGAAATCTTCCATTTCTTAT